CGAACGAACTGGTCGAACACTTCATGCCAAAGATTGTGAAGAGAGGTAAGACCGGGAGCCAGATACCCGACCAGTCATTAGAGAGTCGGATCAACCGATTGTACCACGACCAAGTGACGGGCCAAATATCCCAGCTTGCGATCACCACCTACATGACAGGGACGGATCAACTGTACCGAATACAACGCTGGAACTGCATGCAGACTCCTGACAAGGGGGATGAGGGATACGATCTACCGGGCCTTCGCATGGACGTAAAGGGTACAAGGATCAAGAGCCACAAAGACCCACGGGAATACTCGTTGGTCATTAGGCCGAGGGAGCGGAAGCCCGATTGGACATACTGCCTAGTCCTTGTTGAATTAAAAAAGAACTGCGCTCTATGCCACATCATGGGCTGGGCCACCGATGACGAACTGGATGGCAAGGTTTCAACCAGTGGTGTTTTTAATGGAGCACATGTACTGGGTTACAACTTGTTGCATCCACTGCCTAAACTAATCTGGGATTTATGAGCATTAACTCAAGGCAAAAGGGTGCGCGGTCAGAAAGGGAGTTCGCTTCAATGTTGAAGGACGAAGGGTGGGATACATGCACCATGAGGGGATGCCAGAATGCTGGTCGTGATGCTGGCGGAACTGTTGCCCCTGACATTATCTGTGAAGACCTAAGCGCATTTCATTTCGAGGTAAAGAACAGGCAAAAGGGAGCCACAAGAGAGGGCTATGAACAGGCGGCTAGGGATGCCCAGCCCGGACAGATGCCCGTCTACGGATTTAAGAAGAACAACGCAGAGTGGTTAATCTGCCTGTCCTTCGCAGACTTTATGAGATTAACCAGAGAACTGGATGAAAGCATAAGAAAAAATGAGCATAGAAACCCTACCAAATAACGAGGAAATGGAGAAAGCCCTGCTGGGCTGCATGATTTTATCCCCCGACGAGGTGATACCCAATGTCATATCCGAACATAAAAACATAGCTGAGTATTTCTTTAGCATTAGAACCAAGGCCGTCTTCAATTCGATCATCGAGCTTGTGAACACAAGTATGGCGGTGGATGAGAATACATTAACGGATCACTTGAAAAAGAAAGGGGCGTTGGAAGAGTTAGGCGGCATCGTTTTTGTACTGTCCTTAACGGATCAAGCAGCCTCAGCTAGTAACTATTCAACCTATGCAGACGCGCTAAGAGATTACCATGTCAGGCGAAGCTTGATACTTGTAGGGAGAGACGCCGTGTATGAAGCGCAGAACAACCATAGCGGAGAGGACGCGCTAGACATTACGCAACGTAAGGTTATGTCTATTGCCCAAGATCAAGCACAGAAAGGTGAACGGTCTACGTCTGTGATGGTGACGGACTACCTCCAGAAACTACAGGACAGCATCGACGACCCAGCTAAAACCTATGGGCTTATGACTGGGTGGCATGACATCGACCGTACAATTAAAGGACTCCAGCCAGCTAACATTATCGTGGTAGCTGCGAGACCAAGCGTCGGAAAGACGAGCTTCGCCATGAACGTGGCGCGTCACGTTGCCGTTGACCAGCGGAAGCCCGTTGGCGTGTTCAGTTTGGAAATGTCGGCTGATGCCTTGATTCAGAGGATGATTCACACGCAAGCCAGATGCCCCAAGGAAGGTTGGGCTGGGCGCATTGACGACCTTAGCAGGGCTGCGAGCACGGTAGCTTCCGCGCCTCTGCACATTGACGACAGGAGTGGGCTGACAGTGCAGCAGATCGCGGCCTCGGCACGGCGAATGAAATCCCAGCATGATATTGAGCTACTCGTAGTGGACTACCTCCAACTCATACGAAGCACCAAGAGCAAGGGGACTCGCAACGATGAAGTCACAGAAATTTCTAGTGGCTGCAAGGCGCTGGCTAAAGACTTGGACATACCCATCCTTTTGCTGAGCCAGATCAACCGATCAGCAGAGATTGCCGAGAGAAAACCGAGGTGTTCGGATCTTCGTGATAGCGGCTCGATTGAGCAAGACGCAGACCTAGTGACCTTCTTGTACAAAGACCCTGACTACAAATCAGATGATAATTCCGTGGGAGTTCCCGTCTGGGTATCCATTGATAAGAACAGGGATGGCACTAGCGGGGTAAGGTTCCCGTTTATTTTCTTCAAGGAGTTCACCCGATTTGAGTCAGGGACATTGGCAGTCCCAGTAGCTGAGGCGGTTTAATAAATGTTTATTACAAATGATGACGCGGTGAGGGAACTAAACATTTCCCTAGAAGAGTTAAGGCGTATCAAGAAGCTTGCGGGGATAGCAGGGTTAAAGCGTTTTCGTTTACAATGGTTAAGGAATTTTTTGAATGAGCACAGAAGTTACAAATGAAGAAGGCACGGTGACGGTTCCCCTGTTCACCAACACAAGCAAGGCTGCGTCGATACTCGGAGTGAGCAAGGCGTATGTCAGTGCGCTCAAGAAGGCGGCGAATATTGGAGGGGCCAGAGTGTTCAGGTTCCAACGACTTGTGGAATTTCTGGATAACAATCCTGACTTTCGGGTAAGCAATGTCTACCCCCGTAAGCAGCCTCAAGGGGTTGATGGATCGCCTTTAACTGATCGGGATTAACCCGAACGTAGATTCGGTGGATCAGTGACGATGAGTGGTTCACATAGGCTTGAGCCAGTTGTTGAGGCACACCAGAGAGGGCCATCCTTGTAACGCATGTGACCCTTGTATCGTGGAACACATGGGGCATCTTCAGTTTCTTAAAGAGGTGGCTGAACATTGGCGACATGCTGTTTCTCGACACCCCAAGAGCGTTACCGTGTAGCCGTACCTCATTAAGAAACGGCTGGGCCAAGGGCGAGATCGGAACAGAATGCCTCACCCCGCCCTTCTCCAGAAAGTGAATTGTTTTATCCTCCACTTGCCACGGTTCAATGCGCGTGGCTGATATCCTTGAGCCATGATAAAGGCCGAGGGCGAATGAGACAGTCATCCACGCTGGCCTCTCCTTTAGCGCATCCCACACCATGTTTAGTTCACGGTCAGTGAACTGGTTCATCATTCTTTTCGGGTACTTCTCAATTCCTGGGACATTGAATCCTACTGTGGGATTCCTACTGGAGTATTCAAGTCGGAACGCCTCAGCCATCAGAACCTTCATCAATGATATCGGCCCCTTCTGTATGGATGTCCTTCGCCAGCGGCTCCATTCCTCCAGTATCGCATCGACCAGCCTGTCCCATTCCCTTGGGCCTATCTGGTCTGGGGTGTAGTAGCCCAAGTCACCTAGTAGCCCCTCCATGTCCACCCAAAGCCTTGTGTATTTGCTGTAGGTCAACTGGTTGACATACCGCCTGTGCATGAATTGAGGAACCCACTTAGCCCAGAGGGCGTTACCGTCCGTAGCTGTCACCGCCTCAGCCGCAGTAGCCTTCAAGCAAAGCGCCTTGGCTTTTCGTTTCTGCTCTGGCCACCTGTCTTGGAAGTTGCTGTCACCTTTGCCCCGCTTTGATGCCTTTAACCACATAGCTTTATCGTGGTAGAATTTGGTCGGGTAATGCTTGCGCTTCCCTCCCCTGTCTCGGTGCGCTACATACCAGAACGGAGAACCCTTATGCTTAACCAGTGAGGCCATGCGCTTTAAACTACTTTAAACAACCCGTGTAAAACAACATAAAAAATATAGGGTTTTTGGCTTGTATATATTTGATTTTAAACGTATATAAAGGACTGCGTTTGCAAACGTACTCGTAGGTCGGCATAAATAATAATATAAATAACTTACAGATAGCAACTTATGGCTAAAGGTATTTTAAACCTAGTTAAACAACTCGACAGATTGCCCCCATATTTGTGCAGGGTTCTAGCACGGAGGGACAGGAAAGCACTAACGAACGCAGAGGTATCGCGCATTAGTGGGCTGACTGTCAAGCGGGTCGGGGAGATTTCAAGGCTCAAGAGTTGGGGGTCAGTCCCCCTCTCCCACATAAGCGCCTTCACAAGAGCATGCGGGGTAGACCTGTTGAACCAATCCAACGTAAGGAAGTACCTCATGCGTGGGCCGAAGATGGCTCACGTTGAGAAGGCTAAGAACAAACCATACCTAGTCAAGCTGATGAACTTATAACTGGGCCAGATATATTATGAAGAGAAAAAGAAAAACAAAAAACCTCCCTCAACTAATAAGCGAGTACCTGTCCTTCAAGATGGTTACTAAGTCAACAAACACAATAGAGTGCCTAGAGATGACACTCCTACGCTTTGCGGAGTTCTGCCTTGATAGGAGTCTGCACCCATTGAAAAGTGAAACTACATACAAGTGGGTCGCGCATCTTAGGAGTGGAAAAAAGATTAAGGGAGGAACGATAAATAATTATGTATCAAGGCTAAGGTCTTTCTTCTCCTACTTGGTAGACTCCGGGTACATTGACAAGAACCCAGCCAAGCTGGTTGACGCACTGCCTCCTGAGCACAAGGAGATAATAGGGTTCAACCACAACGAGGCGAAGGCATTGCTAGAGTCTGCGGGGAAGCACAGGCACAGCAACTACTGGGTTCCGATGATCTTGTTTGGCTGGCATTACGGCATGCGGATATCCGACTGCTCTCATGTCACCCATGAGGAAATAGACATGAACCGAAAGCAGATAGTCTTCATGCCCAAGAAGCAGAGGCGGCGATACATTAGGCTCCCGCTTCACACCGACATTTACGATGCACTAACAAGGGCAGAGCTTGGTGACGGGGACTACCTGTTCCCACTGGCGGTCAGGAAGTACGAAGTCAAAACCCTTAGTGCTGAATTTAAATCCATAGTAAAAAGGGGTGGCCTCCCAGAAAGCTACACGTTCCACTGCTTGCGTCACGGTGCTGCCACCAACATGCTGAAGATGGGGATAAGGATGACCACCATAACAGAAATCATAGGGTGGTCTACTCCAGCAATGCTATACAAGTACATGGACGCAGACCAAGAAGAGATGGACAAGGTGCTGGACGGTGAATCGATAGCGGTATGACCAGATCACCTACCCCCTCTCACCCTTCCACGGCTTGATCCCCCACGACCAGAAGCTCTCCCGCTTCTACTGACTGACGGAGCCTTGTTGGTTCTGAACAAATCACCAACACCGCTCTGTCGGAATGCCTTCTCCCAGTTATCGAGGTTGGCCTTAACCTCAGCCACCTTCTTCTTATTGAAGTCTGACTTTGAAAGGTTGTCGTAGAATGTTCTCTTGGTTGGGCTGGTCAGGTACGCCCCACGAATAGGAGTTATGCCTCGTAAGGCTGCGTTTATGTTCCGCTTAGCTTCGGCTTTATTCTTATAGAGTTTCTTTTCTACAGCAATATCAACCATCATTTTGTATATCAGCTTAGCCTCTTTAAAGTCCCCGTTACCCACATGCCCAGCCCAAATCTTTTTAACGGCGGTTAACGCATTGGCCTTACTGGGTGAGAACAGCCCACGCTCATAGCCAACTGGAGATTTAATTTGGGACTGGTCTGCGGAAAGCTTCCTAATCAACCTTACCGTGTTGAGGTTCTTGTTCATGCCTTCAACATACGGGACTACCCGTGTGACTGCCCTTGTAATAGGTAAGGCGCTGTTCAGAAACCTAGTGCCATGAATGATCCAGCTTTCTTTAGAGCTAAGCCCGGTAGCATAGGTATCCATAGCGAAGCTTGTGACATCTCTGATCTTCCCTATAATCAAGTTACCCGGAGTGGACACCGCCCTTCCCGGCAACCCTGTGAACATGGCGTTTAATGCCCCGCCAACAAACGGGACTGGGGTTGTCGCTAACCCAAGTACAGAAAAAGCTTTTTGCTCGGCGGTTGACGCCTCATGGGGGAGCTTTGTTATCCTGTGCCTCCCGAACAGCACAAGTTCTATCTCCCTCATCAACATCTCAAACAAATAGTTCTCAGGTATCGCCGCCCCCATTGCCATTGCTATCCAGATAAAGGAGTTCATCGCTTCCTTTAATCTCATCAGCTTATTACTGGCGCTATCCCCAGACCTACTAAGCGCAGCCTTACTCCATAGTGTTGCTGCATTAGAGGGCCACCCCATGAGTGAGAACAACATCCTTGCAAGCGTACTGTTCCTAAACAGAAGCGGCCTGTTACTTGGGG